TAAATATTGGTCAATCTGGTGGTAACGGATTTGGGTGTGTTTCTAATAGTGGATCTGGTGGTGGAGGATCTGGAGTTGCTAGTGGTGGTAATGGTGGTCTTACTGGTCCTCAAGGATGCTCTGGTGGTGGTGGCGGCGGCGGCGGTGCTACTGGAGTATATGATTCTGTTGCTAGTGGTTGGATAATTGTCGCGGCTGGGGGTGGCGGAGCGGGTGGAGCTAGTTATCCTGATTGTTTTTTACGTGGTGGTGATGGTGGTTTTGGATTGGGTTTCCTTACTGGTGATGTAAATAGCATATCTAGAGGTGGTAATGGATCATCGCAAGGATTTGATGGGGGAGGTGGAGGTGGTGGTGGTGGTGGATGCCCAGGAGGCGGCGGTGGTAGAGAAGGAGCTGATGATAGAGCAGGTAGATATCCATCTGGAGGTGGTAGTGGAGGTGCCAGTTCATATAATTCTAGTTATGCTACTTTGAGTGGATCTGGCGATACTCATAATGGAAGTGGTTATGTAGATATTACTTACGATTTAATTAGCCCTAGTGCCACTAGTTTTACTGCTACTCCTTCTTCAATTATACGAGGTCAATCTACTAGATTGGAGTGGACTACAACTAATACAGTTAGTGCATCAATTAATAATGGCGTTGGTAATGTAACGGTTCCTAATAGTTTTGTTGATGTGTATCCCACTCAAACTACAACATATGTTCTTAATTTAGTTGGATATGGTAATGCAACTGGATCTGCTCAAGTTACGATTACTGTATATCAACCACCTATTTTAACTTTCACATTAGATAGAAATCCAATAGCCGCAGGAGAATCTACTACACTTAGATGGTCAACTACTGGAGACGCAAGCACAATTACATGGACTTCTGGTGGTATTACTAATGGCAACTTGAATAGTAATGCCATAGTTTCTCCTTCAGAAAGCACAACATATTCAGCAGTTGTTTCTGGATTGGGTGGTAGTGATAGTGATAGTATTAGATTAACAGTATATCAAAGACCAACAGTTTCATTGACTGTTCCTGCAAGTATAAATTATGGTCAACAAGGAACAATATCTTATAGTAGTTCATATTCTAATACGAGTTTAATATTGCAACCTGTTTATACTTACGGAAGAGGAGTTGGAACAATTAACGGAACTGCAATAACTTTAACAAAACCAACTTCTGCTGAAAGTGGTGTTGGTATAACTACTGTTAATGGAACAATAACAACAGAAATACCATATAATACTACTGGTCCTTTTTCTGTTTCTTATACTCTTACTGGTGTTGGTGGTGGTGGAGAAGCTTCCACTACTTCAGAAATACAAATTATAGTGGATGAAACACCCGAAAATATTAATCTACCAGAAACTGAAAATGTTTATAAATTGCAAGAACCAATTAATACACCAGATTATACTGTAACATCAAATTATCTTGCAGTTGATGGTGTTGACATTCCAGTTGAAGTAAGATCAAATAGACCTATTAAGGTAGATAGAAATCAGCAACAGGATTGGCAAGATATAAGACAACTATAAATAACATGGGAACTCATAACTAGACTGAACGAGGATGCCATATCAATATTCTACAACACCGCTATACGTTGCTGAGGGTGATATTCTTCAGTTTAGATATCAAGCACCTCCTTTTTGGGATTATACCGAAACAATTACTATTCAGATTGGTGGATTAACAACATACTGGTATGTTACTACAGTTCCAGAAGATTTTAGACCAGATCCTTTTCCTTTAAATGAAGTTAATGATGCTTTGTTGGATACATATTATTATTTTGATCCAGTAGTATTCCAAGCAACAACTGGCAATTCAAATACTGTAACTGGATTAACTCCAACAACACAAGCTTCTGTTAGTTTGACTTCTAATTTTATCGGAACCGTTACTGATTATTCTTTGAGAATAAATGATGGAGCATGGTTTATTCCAGGATCTTCGACAACTGTTCAAAATGGAGATAAAATTGCTTTACGATTAAAATCTGGTGCTGGGAACCAAGAACTTAGAGAATTAGTTCTTGGTATTGGAACTGGGTATGAAACGTGGAGAGTAACTACTATAGCTATACCAAGAAATGAACCTATTCCATTTCCAAATTTTACAGATCTTACTGCTCAGTCATTAAACAAAGTAATTTATAGTAATGTTCTTCGTATTCAGGGATTGTTGAGACCAGCTGCTGTTCAAGTAGATAACGGCGCTTCATTTGCAATATCTAGCACAAATACAACAACTACAAATGCAGATGGATTTGATGTATTAGATGGAGTAACGTTTGGAACTACAGGAACAATTTCAAACGGTCAATATTTGCAACTTAGAATGACCAGCCCAAGCACAGAGTTTACTTCTAAAACTACTGTTTTGGGGATTGGTGATATCACTAGTGGTTCTGATTGGGTTATCACAACAGGTCAAAGCTTATCAACTACTCCAACTAGTTTTACATTTCCTGATATTAGTGGAGCAATTGAAAATTTCCTTCAACCATCTGCTGCTAGACCTGTTGGGGGAATAACTGGATTGGGAACTGGAATTAGTGTTCCTGTGGAATTAGTTTCAACTACTGCTTCTGAGGTTAAAGTTAAAATTAATAATTCTTCGATTGGTGTATTTCCTGCTACCGTTTCAAACGGAGACACAATAACTTTATATGCTAGATCTTCTTCTACTTTTGGGGCAAGTGTTGAGGTTAATGTGAAAGTTGGTGGAACTACGATTCCTACATGGAGAGTTCAAACAAATACAGGACCAGACACAACAGCAGATTTTACTCCACCAACAAATAAAACAAACCAAGTTCCAGGAACTTATGTATCTAGTTCGGTAGTTAGCATTACTGGAATTAATAGGTCAATAACAATTAGTGCTACAAATAATGCATTAATTTCAATCGATTATGATACTGCAGTTGCTGGACCCAGAACATTTGATCCTACTGTAAATACTTCATTTTATTTGGTGTTACAATCTTCTTCTTCATTAAATACTACTGTTTCTACGAGTGTGACAGTAGGAACAGGAACTACAAATAATCCATTTACGTGGTCAGTTGGAACTTATGCAGTTGCACCTCCAGCACCTAGTTACGTTGGATCTTGGTATAGCAAAAAGAATGAGAAAGTAATTAGAAATGGATCAGGAACAATCACTTCTATCCAGAAAACAAAATATGATGGATATTCAGTGGGAACTATTTTACCAATCTTGAAAGAAAGCACAGCTGCTGGTTATGGAACTTTAACCGCTGGAAGTCTTACTGCTAGATTCCCAGGATATTTACTTTGTGATGGATCTTCGTATAATGTAGCAGATTATCCAGTATTGTGGGAAGTAATTGGTAATACATATGGTGGAACTGGATCATATAATACTACAACAAAAGCATATAGTGGAACATTCAATGTTCCTGATTATAGAAATGTTAGAATGTGTGGAACTGGATTGATAGATGGTAACAAAGGATCTTCGGCATTCTTGCCAGTTGATGGTGGTAGTGTCTTTAGTGTTGGATCAACGGGGGGATTTTGGTTTGTTGATAGTGTTGGTGTTGCTGGTCCTCTTCCATACGAACAAGTCGAAGCATCTTCAAACACTGCTACTACAGGAACTACCAGCCCATTCTTTACTTTGGGAACAGTAAAAACTACTGGTGCTAACTTAGTTACAGCAGAAGTAAGTTTTACTACAATAGGAACTATTACTGCTCAGGTCGGACCAGTTTCTAGTGTCACTACTTCTGCTCCTTCGCATAGTCATACATATCTCAGTGCTGTGGTTGATGGTGATAGAGGAGATCCACTAATTCCTTGGGGAGCTAGAGCATTATTTGGAACTACTGCTGGTCCCATTGATACTGGAAATGATTACGCGGGAGAATTTCCAGATGAATCTGAAGCAACCAATGCTCCTGGTGTTTGGCGACAGTTCCTCACTGGAAGATTTCCAAATTTGGCAGCTGAATTGACTGCTGCTGGAACTTCTATTGGTGAATTGACAGGTCAGTTGACACGAGAAGGTGACACAAGAATTCAATACGAAAATCTATGGCCCAGTAATCTCACTGGATTAGATACAAGCAAATTAATTACTCTGAATACTACTGGAAATCGTGAAGTTGCTGGTGTTATTGATACAAATGCGACGACTTTTAGAATAGATGATTTTGTTTCTACATCTGGTTCGACGGAAACACACTCTCATTATATTACAACATCCATAGTTACCAATCCATTAACTGATTATTCTTATGGAAATTCTTCTGGTTCTGGAACCAAGAATGGTTTGGGTGATGCTGCAAATACTTTAAGTATTTCTTTCAATGCATCTGAAACAGGAATAGGCGTTAATGAAGGAACTTTTACAATGAATTCTACCATAAAAAATCCAGTTCCAGAAGTTGCTTTATCTCCAAATAGAACAGTTCCTATTTTAGCACCATTCCACAAAGTTAGATATATAATTAAAGCATACTGATTAATTTATGACAATACAACCATATAGACCACTTGAGTTGATGCGAAATGATGCATTTACTAAATCTTCCTTTGATGATTTCATTGGAGTGTGGGAAGATTTTGTTCCGACATCATTTTGTGAAGAACTTATTCAGTATTTCGAAGATACGAGATCTTTGAATAGTAGTATTGCTCCAGGTGATTTGGAATCTGACTATCAAGAATTTGTTAGAGGTGAAGATCAGTATCAAGGAGCATTACATAGGAAAGATGTTTCTATGTTATTGAACTACCATCAACAAGAATTGTCTTATAAAGTGCATCAATTTTTAACATCTTGTGTATTGCATTACATTGTTGAGTATGATCAACTTAGGAAAGTTCCTATGTTTTCCACTGATATAAAATTTCAAAAAACTTCCCCTGGCGGCGGGTATCATTTATGGCACTATGAAAATTCTGCAGCATCACATGCTCAGAGAGAATTAACATGGATGATTTATTTAAATGATATTCCAGATGGAGAAGGAGAGACAGAATTTTTATATCAAAGAAGAAGAATTAAACCAAAGCAAGGAACTGTTGTTATATGGCCTGCTGGTATGACTCATGTTCATAAAGGAAATACAGTTCTAACAACAGATAAATACATATTAACAGGATGGTATATTAAATCAGGAAAATAAATCATGCCATATCAACCAATTTTTAGAACAGCTATAGTTGAGGCTGATTTCTTAAATAAAATTCTGATTACAACACCAACATTTGTTGAGGCGGGAGAAAAGATTCCTCTCAATAGAGTAAATATATCAGAAGAAATTTGTGAAAGATTTTTAAATGAACAAGTAGATTCATATTGGCACTCTGAAAAAGATAAATTAGAATATTTTGTTGCATATAATGATGGAACTTACTATTGTCAAAGAAAAAGAGTAAGGTATGATTTCGAAACAAAAACAAATTATTGGTCAACATATAATTTTAATGGAGCCTCTAAAGATCAAATAGAAGCATTAACAAATAAAATTCTTGATCTTACCGCTGCTCTTAGGGAATATAAAATTGCTGAGTATGAGGGTGTTCTTGAAAAGATTGATCAAGAGTTTATTT